CCGTTTTCGTTCAGTGCTGAAATAATATTTGTTGAATAATAGTTCTCGCACAATCCCTCATTCGCCGGAATTTGTCGGAACCCTTCCAGATTAATAATATTCAAAATATTCCCCTTATTTAGTTTCTATTAAGCAGCAGATAAAACCGCAAACTGCAGTACTGCCCGATCTACTGTCAGTGGCTCATTGGTTTGATATGCTGGTACAAAGAAGGCTCTGTTAACTGCTACCGGCTCGCTCATCAGGAGTCCGGTTTGTAATTGCATGGTGTTAATGGTTATCGGTTCATGGGTGTTGCGCCCTGACTGAACAAATTTTCTGTTAATTGTTAAAGGCCCCCTTGTCTGTTCCCCGGACTGAAGCAGCACTCTGTTGATTTGCAGAGCGGGCTTTGGCGTTTCTGACGGAATTTCTGGTGGAATGACGGGCGCACCCTGAGAAGCCAGAGCCTCCGCGATTAACGCGCGTACAAATGCAGCATTGGCTATCTCATTACCGGATGCATCCGGTGGAGGTACTGGAGACATCGGGGTTCCCGTAAATTCAGGGCTGTCCAGCGATGCTTTTTTCTGCGTTTCATCCATCACTAACTTTACCGCCTTCGAGGTCGCTGCAAGCGTTTCTGACTCACTGTCCGTGGCGCTGCTCAGCCGCACAATCCCGTTGTGTTCCGTACTCGCATCCTCTGCAGTATATTTCCTGTCAGCGAGATCATATGCTGCTTTTACCGCCTTCGGGGTCGCTGCAAAATCTTCACTGCCGCTGTCCGTATCGCTGCTCAACTGCACCAACCCCTTTTGGGTTGTGGTGGCATCCATTGTTCTTATGCTGTCGAAAATCTTCTTTACACTTTCTGCATATTCGGCTGCCGCTTCCGCATTCGCCCTGGCGTGAGACACCAGTTCCTCAAGGTGGATTATCACTTCAGGCCTGGCATTCTGCTCAGTGAATTTCAGTAAAAAATCATTCAGCGCCCCAGGCTGAGAATCTTCGTAAACGGTGATGTCCCCTATATTCGATGGTGGATAACCATCAACCAACAGGGTGACGCTGTACTGTCCATACTCAACGTCCATACTGTAACGCCCGGTTTCATCCGATCTGACTGAAGCTACAGTACTTGCCAGCACCGTGGTGCTGTGACGCCTTGCCGTCAGCTGAATGATGCCATTCTGTATTGGTTTACCTGCACCGTCTTTCAGCACACCTGAAATCTTTACTGCCATATTCACTCCCCAAACAAAAAAGGCACCATTTCTGGTGCCCTTATCCAGGTTATAAAATTCAACTGATACTGATACCTGCTGTTGATTTCTTCATCACCACAACCAGTAAATCGCTGATACTTGCTGTGGGATACCAGCCATTTACCAGCCATGCTGACACAGAAAATTCCAGCGTCATGTGACCGTGACCGGCAGGCATATCAATAACGCCACTGTAAATCAGCGTATTATCCAGCGCAGTACGGTTATAAATTTCAGCACCGTTTTTCCGCACTATCAGACGGCATGAGGAGTAAATATCAGTATGATTTCGCTCATGCTTAGCGCCGCTGAATGCCACCGCCGGAATAACAATCTGTCGGTCAAACGGCTGATCGTCATAAATCCTGACGGTAATGGTCCCTGATGGCCACCGTTCCGGTGCACGGGAGTCCCGGGGGAAAGCTTTACCCACTGTTTTAACGAGATCGCCTTCAATCTGGTTCGCGGACAGTTTTCCCAGAACCCGGCAGTTCTTGTTAATCGTGACGTTGTTGAGCGTCCCGGCGTTCGCATTCACGTTACCGCTGATATCCGCATTTCTCGCCGTCAGTCGCCCGTCCGGTGTCAGGGAAAATGCCGGAGGATTGCCACCACTGGTAATGGTGGGGGCCGTCAGGCGTTTCAGGAACACGTCATTCATGAATATCTGATCACCCTGCGCCACAAACATCGGCGTTTCATTTCCGTTTGCCGGGTCAATAAACGCGATACGGTTAGCGGCAACCAGGAACTGGCTCAGTTTACCTTCCTCCGTGTCCTCCATGCTGAGGCCAATACCCGCGACATAATGTTTGCCGTCTTTGGTCTGCTCAATTTTGACGCCCCACATGGCATTCCATTTATCGTTGGCATCTTTCCACTCTTTCGAAAACGCCTCCAGTTTGCTGGCGTTATCCTCCGTCAACTCGACTTTTTCCAGCAGCTCTTTACCGAGATGGGATTCGGTTATCTGGCCTTTGAAAAAATCCAGGTAACCTTCGGCATCATCGCTCGCCCGACCGACAGCCTCCACAAATGCCGATTTGCCAACGGTGTTCACACTGCGGATGTAAAAATAATAATCATGGCCCGGTTTGATATTGATACTGGCAGCTATCCAGTACAGCGCCGTGCCAAGATAGCGGGCTGTAGTTTCAACCTGCCTGATATCCGCAATCCGCTTTTCCGAGAACCAGAACTCAAACTGTACCGTCGGATCATAAACGGCAAGATGGGGCGTGGCGGTTATCTGAAAATAGCCCGGCGTCAGCTCAATCCGCGACGGCGCTGCCGGTGCGGCAATCCGGAACGATACCGATGCAGGATCGCCCTGCTGCCCCCAGGCATTTGCCGCCCGGACTGTCAGCCTGTAGCTTCCCAGCGCCAGCTGCCTGAAGCGGTATGTGGTTTCCGTCGTCCGGGCCGTGCTGACCAGCCGCTCACTGCCGTCATCCGCTGCCACGGTCAGGCGAAGCATAAAGCTCACACCCTTCACCACCTTCGGCGTATCCCAGCGCGCCAGCACCTGATATTCCCCGCTGTCTGCGGTGACTTCTGCGGTCAGGTGCTGCACCGCTGGCGGCGTGACACCATTCACCGTGCCACTCTGTTCGCCGTCAAAGTGCGCCCCGTTATCCACGATGGCCTCTTTTTCCGGCACATGCTGCACGGCGGTGATGGCATACGTGCCGTCGTCGTTCTCACGGATACTCACGCAGCGGAACAGTCGCTGGCGCAGCGTCGGCAGCTTCAGCCCCCATACGCTGTATTCAGCAACACCGTCAGGAACACGGCTCACTTTTACCTTCACGCCGTCGGTGACGGACTGAACCTCCACGCTGACCGGATTGCCACTTCCGTCAACCAGGCTTATCAGCGTGGTACCGGAGGATGGCAGCGTGATTTCACGGTCGAGCGTCAGCGTCCGGGTCTGGCTGTTCACCGCCAGCACACGACCACCGGTGCTGATACCGGCATAGTCATCATCACAGATTTCAATAACATCGCCCGGTACATGGCGAAGCCCTTCTGCGCCGACGCTGAAATCCACGGTCTGCGTTTCCAGCAGTTCTGTTTTAATCAGCCACAGCCCGGCGCGGTGTGCCTGCCCCCGACTGGTACAGCCAAAGGCATCCATCTTCGTGACGTTACGACCGTAACGGGCAATGGCCTGCGTGTCCTCCACAAGCTCTGTCGCCGTCTCCCAGCCGTTATCCGGGTCAATCCAGTTCACCTCAACGGCATTATGGCGATCCTTCAGGGCGCTGAAACTGTAGCGGAACGGCGCGCCATCATCCGGCATCACCACATTACTGCGGTTATAGGTCCATACCTTATCCGATGGCCGGTCCTGCACGAACGTCAGCGTCTGCCCGTTCCATACCGGCATACAGCGCATCGCCGAACAGAAATCGCTGAGCACATCCCACGCCTTGCGCTGTGTGGTCAGCCAGGCATTACAGGTGATGCGCGGCTCCGTGCTGCCAAAGCCGTCCGGCACCGACTGGTCGCAGTAGTGGCCGATAACATACAGCGCCCATTTATCCACATCTGCCGCACCAAGACGTTTCCCCATGCCGTAGCGCGGGTGGGTCAGCATATCCCACAGACACCAGGCCATGTTGTTGCTGTATGCCGGTTTAAACGTTCCGTCCCAGATACCGCTGTATTGCCGCGTCTGCGGGTTATAATTCGACGGCACCTGCAGAATACGCCCGCGCAGATGATAATTACGGCTCACCTGCTGGCTGCCGAACTGCTCCGAATCCACCTGTACGCCGACCAGTGCCGTGTTCGGGTAGCACTGTTTCACATCGATGATTTCGGTGTATGACGACCAGAGCGTTTTGTTCTGCAGCTGGTCTGTGGTGCTGTCCGGCGTCATCCTGCGCATCCGGATATTGAACGGGCGCGGAGGCAGGTTATCCACCACCACCGAGGCCAGATACTGCGAGGTGGTTTTGCCCTTAATGGTGATGTCTTTTTCCGTCACCCAGCCACCGTTACGCTGTATCTGAACCAGCAGGCGAACTTCCGACGGATTCCTGTCTCCCTTTGAGGTGGTTTCCACCAGTGCCTGTACACCGAAGGTAAAGCGCAGACGGTCGATGTTTGCCGACGTGATGGTGCGGGTGATCGGCGTGTCATATTTCACTTCCGTACCCAGCACCGTCTCGGAGCCGGAGGATTCAAACCCCTCCGGCGGAGTCTGCTCCTGCTCACCTGCCCGGAACACCACCGTGACACCGGAGATGTTGGTATTCCCCTCACTGTCCAGCACCGGCGTACTGTTCAGCAGCACGCTTTTTAAGCCATCCACCGGACCTTCAATCGGCCCTTCGCTGATGGCATCAATCACACTCAGCAACTGCGTGGACTTCAGGTTGTCCTTCGCTTCGCGCGGGGTATGCCCCTTACTGCTGCCTTTACCCATTCCTCACGCTCCATAAACGACAAAACCGCCCGCAGGCGGTTTCACATAAAACATTTTGCATCAGCGACCAATCACCACAACCTGACCACCGTCCCCTTCGTCTGCCGTGCTGATCTCCTGAGAAACCACCCGCGACCCCACACGCATTTCACCGTACAGAACAGGCAAAACATTGCCCTGAGCAACCATGTTATCCAGTGAGGAGAAATAGGTGTTCTGTTTGCCGTTATCTGTACTGGCTGCCGTGGGCGTCCTGGCTTTCGGTGCCAGCATCTGCGCCACACCGCCCAGGATCATACTGGCCCCTGCCGCATACATGCCCGATACAGCCGCGGCACCCAGCCAGCCCACAGGGTTCCACCATGCCACCGCAATCAGCGCCGCCCCCAGCACCACCTGAAATACACCGCCACTTTTAGCTCCCGCCAGACGCGGCACGATATGGATCACGGCACCATTTGCCAGCGGCTCATTAAGACGGGCAGATAATTCGGTTTCACCTGCATCACGCCCGGCAATGCGCACCTGATACCAGCCGTCATTCAGCTTCTGACGAAACGCCGGGAGCTGTGTGGCCAGCGCCCGGATGGCTTCGGCCCCCGTTTTCACACGAAGGTCGATGCGGCGGCCAAATCGTTGCAAATCCCCGTAAAGGCAGATGCGTGCCATGCCCGGTGACGCCAGAGGGAGTGTGTGCGTCGCTGCCATTTGTCGGTATACCTCTCTCGTTTGCTCAGTTGTTCAGGAATA